TTATACGCACTGGGTCACATCGATGGCGTATACGCTAACGGGCTTGTCGCCAAAATGAGGATGCGTGATCCGCTTCTGTTGTGGGTATCCCGTCCACTTCCTGCGTATTGTCTTCGACTCATCATTTTGCTTCGGATATCCGAGCTTCAAGTGGATTTCGTCGTATTCCGGGCCACGTAAGCGGCGCTCCCAGTAGTCGTTTGCTTGGCGATATTCCTCGGTCTTATCTCCTTTGGCTATTGCATGCCAATATTCGGCCTTTATGTGCAATGTCAAAATACGCATAACTTATAGCTCCAGGCGACGCCATACCGCGTCATAGTTTTGTGGTAAATAATGGGTATGCGTAAAATCGTGTTGAAAAGCCACTTTTACAAATTTTCGGGCTCGTGTTGAAACTCAACACCATAGTTAACAAAAAGATCATCCGGCAAAGCATATTCAATCGTTTTTTCTGCCACGCCATGCTTAAATGGTTTTGGCCTGATTTTGTGCTTTGCACCGATAAAAAGCACCCTGGCCCTTAATACATCAAAACTGTAACCTCTGCCTTGTCTAGCTATTGATTTAATGTGATTATTGGCCGATTCCGTGTAAGCGTTGGTTACTCGATGATCGAAATAATTGAATACCTCAAAACGCCAGTTATCTACAGCTCGTGTCAGATCAGAAAAATAGCCGCGTATTCCAGAAGGCACGGAGTCTTTCCATCCATTATATACGGCCTCAGCCTCAACCCTGGTTACGCCACTATCCCAAATATCGAAAAATCGCTCTTTAGCGTGATGCAGATCGGCGAGTTCCGGAAAGTTTTCGGTCCAGCCAGATAACAAGAATTCCTGGGTTGCATCCAGATCGCGGCGGCGTCTTAACATCAAATACCGATCTTTCTTAAGCCGCTTGACTTGCTCCTTATCCATTTTGCTACGCAAGTCCTTACGGCCTTTCTCGACCGCCTCGTTCGCCATTTTTACCACATGGAACTTGTCGATCACGACAATTGCATGAGGCAGCGCAGCGGCCACAGCATCACGATACGGACGCCACATATCCATCGTTACGATTTTTATTTTTTTTGGTTGTTTGAAGCGATAAAGCGCGTTAATGACGGCTTTTTTAGTGCGATTGTCAATCATATCAACAATAGTCCGCTCGCTGATGTTGGTCAGCACTAGCCGCATTTCCCGGTTCAAATGCACCTCATCAATCCCCAGTATTTCCGGCGTTTCAAAAGTGTATTGTTGATTCAGTTTTTCGGTGTAATTCTTAAGGATTCCCCGGATTGATCCTTCGGAAAGTCCGACATCATGCGCCACACTCACACACGTTTTGATGATCGCCGTTTTTTCAATGTACCTGACTAGGCGCTTTGTAGCGCGATGGCTATCGTCAATATCATCACACACCTGGAAAAACGTCTTTTGGCACTGGCGGCACCGGTAGCGCTTACGCTCCAAGAATATTCCGACACGTCGCCCATGAATGGGCGTATCCATGAATAACTGAACTTTTTTGCCGTGGCCGTAAATAGCATCATTAGCACAATCAGGGCAGCCCGACGGTTCCGAATTGGCGACCGCATGAATATGATAGTCATGGTCGCCATTCTCCTCGGTTTTAATCTCGGTTATCGATTCCAGATTGAGCATTATCGATCTTTAAAATTTGTTCAAAAATATTCGGTAGCGCTGTCATTTTTTTAGAAAGCACCATTTTGAGTTGTCCGAGAGCTATACAGGTTGCGTCATAATCATCGTGAGATACAGCTTGTTCAAGATCCGCTATCAACTGATTTTGTTCGCGCACCCACTTATTGAGCCAGCCTTTAATCGTTGCTGCTTTCGATTCTGCCGATTTAGCTCGCTTAAGCCGGTCGTTGATAGGTCGGGTTTGTTTTTTCATTACCCGCGCCTTCATTCAATTTTTATCAATTTAAGGCTAACAACATCGCCATCATCATCAATAAACGACACCCCTTTAAACCGGTTCATTTTTGTTATTTGCGTGTAGATAACCCCATCACGCTTCAAAACAACTCCACAATCCGACTCTACTAATTCATCAGTGTCCCTTAACACCACCTCGTATTCGGCTAAGTTAGCGCTGTCAGGATCGACAATATGTATTTCGTGACCGTAATAGTCATACGCATTAAATCCAGTAAATCTAACTAAATTTTTCATAATTCCTCACTCCAGTTAATGGGGTGTAAGGCCGATGCGTTAAGCATCGGCTTGGCTATGTATTAAACCCAAGATTCAATTTCGGCAACGAAATTTCTGTTTTTTTCTATTTGTTCAGTAGTTGGCAGGTATGGGTTGTTAGCCATATTGGTATCGACAACGATAGATACGTATGCTTTGATCCAAGGTCTATATACCTGTCCTGTTTTGTCGGCTGGCTCAGTAATATCGCCGGCTACGTTTCTATTCATTGCTAAATATTGTTTTTGCGCGTCGCTGAGTTCGTAAAAATAAATATCGTAATAAATGCAGCCCATTTCTTTGTTTTTGCCGAAACGGTTGTCTTTTTTATATATTTCTATTGCTTTCATGATGTCCTCAATCCCGTATAGGGTTTGTGATTAATTTTTACCGGGATTCGCCCCGGCGGCTGTGTGGATGTCTTCCACGTTTTTTATTATACAGACATGAAATTGAAAATCAACATGATTTTACGATTTCAACACGATATATTCAATTTATTTTCAACACGGTTTTACGTAGACCCTAAATAATTAGCTCTTGAGGCGCGGTACGGCGCTCCTGAGCATGGCGTTGTGCACCTGTTTCGTTTTGATTAAAAAAAGCTCCCAATATGCGGCATCCATTTTTCTATCTCCGGCCTCGTATTGTTGCCAGGCCCGGCATCCCTTGTGTATCACCTCTGCGGCTTCCGTTTGGGTTAAACCCGCGTCCATGCGGGCTTGTTTAATTTGTTCTGTTGTTGGTTTATCCACGGACATCGATCACTTCAAAATCGCCATCTGTTACTAACCCATCATTTGATCAAAATGCGGGGCTGTAAGTTAATCCGTATTCATCGGTGTCATAACCAATTTCATTAAATTTTGCTTCAATTGATTTGTTGTCATCGCCCTTTATTTGTGCAACAACTTCTTTTGTATCAACATTATAAATATATGCGTCCATTTTACTCTCCAGTTTATGAGCGGGGAATCCGCTTCACTTGCTAAAAGATTATACGCGCATTGTTCGTGTTGTCAAATTTATTTTAATGTAAATTGTGCGTCACTTAAGCGCACAACCCATCAATCAACCAGACGCCGTTAATAATCTGCGTTTCGTTTTTGATGTCGTGGGCGGCGCTGGTTATTTCAGCGCGTTATACGCCATCATGGATATGGGTTTCTTAAGCATCCGTGGGCTACGCATTGCTCAGGAGATGCGGCCGCACATGGCTCCGAACTAAACCATGTGTGCCCGCACCGGTAACATGCTTCATCTTCTCGCACGGTCGATGCTCCGCATTGCCTGCATTTATTGCAATGCACGCATAACTGTACATTCAACTCAGACCCGCCGTTCTCGGCGGTGTCCGTAATCTGCTCAGTATTCATAATTCCTCACTTCGTTTAGGGTTAGTTCCCAGCGGGCTGGTTAATGCGGCGTTATACGCAGCATCTGATTTTGGCAGCATTCGATTTCTTTCCGATTTTAATTGGTCCTGCCATCTGGCCACATTAGCGCTTAGCTTGCTATCAATGTGCGGGAGTTGGTCCAACATTTCGGCGACGGTATCTAGCAAAACCTGATCTAAGCGTTAGACATAATCGCCAGGCTGCGGGATGTTCGGATCACCATGAGCAAATCGATAACCCTTCATGAACATTTCGTAGTCACGCCTGTGCTGAATGCTCTTATCAGTTTCAACTTCTCCGCCAAAAAATCTTAATCTAAATTCACGCGGTGGTGGTGGCGGTGGTTTGTTATGTGATTTCTGTTCCATATATTTCTCCATGTCTAACTCTACTCTTTTCCAGCCGGCTTAACTTCCGCAAGTTTCCGGTCATACACTTGCATCATCGCATCTGTCTTATGCCCTGATGCTGCCTTTTTATCGCCTTCGGTATCGCTGACGCCCTTGGCTTTCAGCTGATGAAATTTAAATCTTGATATATCCATACCCTGGGCTTTGATCATTAATCGCTGCCACGCTGTAGAAAATCCTTCTTCGGTCAGCGCTGTGCCGTTTACGCCGCGGATCAATGTCGGATTCAGCGGGCGCACTTGCGGGTAGGGTAGGGATCGGCTAAGGGCAATGGCGGCATTAAGCCGGTCGCTAAAGGTGGTAATGTTGTCTCTGGACCCTTTCCGTCGACGTATATGCAGACCGTTTTCTTTGATGTCGGATTCGCGCAAGGCCATGACCTCACATACTCGCATCCGGCATAGGTAGGCAAATTCCATGGCGCATTTAATATAGTCGGGGGCTATGTGGTACACAGCGATGTATTCGGCGTCGGTTACGTAGCGCTTGTCTGGGGTTTCGGTGTTGCGTCTGACATCTTTGCAGGGGTTTGTTTTTAGCAAATCGCGCTCTATGCAATATTGATAGCAGACCGATAAAAAGGCTTTTTCTCGGTTCGCGGATACTGCGGCCTCGCGGGCGTCCATATATTTCCTTATGACGCCGGGCGTGATCCGGTCGGCTTCGATGTTGCCGAGCAGTTCGCCTGATTTTGTTTGGGTGTTTATGATCTGCTGGGCGCAGCGTTCGTATTGTTTTTTGGTGTGGATCGATTTTGCTGCGTGTTGAGGAGAGGATAAATATTGTTCGGTCATCCAGGCGACTGTTCTTTTTGGTTTTCCGACTGAGGTTATTTCTTCGTAACGCTTCCAGACTTCGGACAACGGCGCATCGGCAGGGCAGAGTTTGATGTATTTGCCAAATTTTCCGGCGCCCAGATGTGCGCGATAAACAAGCATACCACGGCGCACGTAAACGTATTCGGGGAATTGGTGGTTGGTTTTTCTTTTTCTGCCCACTTTAAAACTCAATTTGGTTGGCGTCAGGTTGATGATCGATTTTCAGCAACGCCAGGTTAACGGCCTCGGCGGTGACGCATATTATGCCTTTATTGCCAAGCCAGTACGGGACATTGTGCGATCTGAGCCAATTAATCAAGGCATCTCGGTGCCGGTAGCCGGTCCAGGTTTGCAGGTCCTGCTCGGTTATCAGGGATGCGCTTTTGGTGGTCATTTTCTCAGCTCCATTATTAACCCCGCCGCGTCTTTTATTCTAAAATAAAGCGCATTTGCTCGTTCACCGCTTTCTTTTACAAAGGTGGCGCATACCTCAATGTCGGGCTCGCCTATAATTAGCGCTAATAGATTGGCATCAAGATCTATTCCGAGTAGTTTAATTTGGTTGCGATTAGGGTAAACGCTGCCGCTGCCGTTGCAGTTTTTGCAGCAATCTAAGCCGCCCTTGATGGTAATATCGCCAGCTCCGTTGCAAGTTTTACACTCACATGAGTATTGGTTATATTCGGTTGTAAGTTCAATTTCGCCATCGCCATCGCATTCAGGGCATTGGTCTGTGGTGGCTTTGCCTAGTCCGCCGCAAGTATTGCACTCGGTTTTGTCGGGGTGCTTTACGTCCGCCGGAAGCGGCGAAAATTGTTCGTGCGTATTGACGTAATTTATGCGCTCTAAAACAGACCTGGCAGTGCTCTTGAATTTATCATGACAGTCTGGGTAGTCGCCGTGCTGAGGCAGGATTAGCAGCGCTTTCCCGCTCGTAGCGATGGTCTTTCCATCTAGCTGAAAAGGTTGACGAATATAATCTCTAGGGTCGTTTTTATTATAGAAATTTTCGATATTGAGTGTCATATTAAAAGCTCGCTGCTGCTATATCGGATTTGCTCATGTCAGGCTCCGTTATTTTTGTTATTTAAGTGCATAGCCAGTTCTTCGATTTGTTCAAAGCCTTCGGGGGTTAGCAATATCTTAGCGGCAGCGCGAAAGGCTTGATTGTGATGTATCTTTGGCTTTTCTCCGGGCAAGTTTACTTGGCGGTTTTTTGCTAAGTTTAGATTTGCAATGGCGTGAGCGTGATTCTTCATAGCTGCTTCTAATCCGGAAGTTTTGATAGCTGAAAGTGCATGCCGTCTTTCAGTGTCCAGTTACCGCCCCAGTCGAATCCTGCGTCGGTAAAGCAGGCGACCAGTTGCGGGGTCATGTTCGGCTTTTTTCCGTATCCGTTCCATGCGGCATTGATGTCGATGGCTACGCCCCAGCTGTGCAATGATGGTGTTGTGCCCTGCACTTTTCGGCGGATGTTAAAGCAGCCGTCAAAGGTTCGTAGCTGATTGATCAGGCCGCGGTCGATAATGTTGGAAAAAGCGATTTGCAATGGTGCCACTATATCGCGGTTGCAATACAGGCGCTTGGGTATTACGCCAAGCTCTAAATGCGCAGGAATGTCCCATAAGACCATGTGTTTTTGATCTTCCGGATTGCCGTATTTTGCTTGGCAGGCTTTATGCGAAACTGTCATTTGTTATTTCTCCGGTTATTGCATATCGTCTTCGGTATAAGTGCCTGGGTTTTTGGCAATGTATTCAGCCATTTCATCGGTCATTAAGTTATCGTAAACCGCACCTGTTACTGATGAGGCTTTGGCGTCGCTTAAGCTGGCAACGGTAAAAACGGTGGCCAGGGCTGCAAAGATTAAAAAAGCGGTGAGCAATTTAATTAATATAGCTTCGGTTTCTTTTTTGCTATCGTTTAATCGGGCTATTGGTGCTTGATCTGTCATGAGTAGTTTTTTTATTTTCATGGCGTTGCCTATTTTTTTTTGCATTTTTGCGCCACCAGTCATGTGATGTCCGCTGCCATGACTGGCGGCGCAAAGATAGGGTTAGTAAGCTTTACCGTAATAAATTCGGCCTGACGACATGGAGCTTGCGATCAGATCGGTTGTATCGGCAATATTTGCGTCGATGGTTTTGTGTGGTCTGATCAGTTCGTACCACAGGATCAAGTTACCGTCTTTGATGCGGTATCGTAGGCGCGATTCAATGCGATAAGGTGTGCCGCCTTCGAATAGTTTTAATCCGATTTCAAAGGTTTGGGGTATTTTTAGTTGGCCGTTTGCGCCGGCCGTCCCGTCGATTACTTCATGGTATGATAGTTGGACTTGTCCATTATCCAAGCGCTGTGCGGATGAAAATTTGCTGTCGGTTTTCGCTTGGATACTGAGGGCGATTTCCAGCATTTCGGCGCCGGTTGGGGTAATGATTTCTTCAAGGTTGTCTTCGATAAATCGGCCAAAATCTTCTTGGGTCATTGACTTTTTGTTGTTGCTTAGCCAGTTATCCCATTCTTTGGTTTTTTTCAGGGCAAAGTCTGCGGTATGGCTGTTGTTATCAGCCTCGGTTATGCCGTGATAGTCAATAATGCCTTTAAATTCGGCAGTTTCTGTGTTGATAAAGATAACCGAGTTATCGTTGGCAAAGCGGTTAAAGTAATCGATAAAGCTTTCAGCCGTTGAGTGGGTGGTTTTTTGTTCGGTTTTAAGCGGGTGATTTCTTAGGTTATCAAGGATTTTTAAATCTGAATCATTGGGTACGATTAGCATCGGTGTGCCGTTAATATCAAACGGTTTTGAGGCTAAATCTTTACCGGCTTCGATGGCTGCTTGGATGCCGTTAGGGATTTGGGTTAATGTTGCTGATTCCATTTTTATTCTCGATTTTTTTGTTAAAAAAATTAAGCGTTAGCTTGTTTAAATTCGGCCGGACGGTCTTCGGTGACCTGTCTCAAGCCGGGCAATGAGGTTTGCCGTGGGTCTTCGCGCTGCAAGTTGCCTTGCGGCGTTGGAAAGAGGATGGTCGCTTCGCGTGGGAACGATGGCAGCTTGACTTTGGTTTCGTCGCTGATAAAAATCTGGGCGCCGTTGGCTTCGGGCTTAAATTTTAGCGTGATGGTCATCGTTGCCATTTTGTTAGTGTCGCGCGCGGCATTGACGCAGGCGGCAACTTGGTTGCTGAGCTCTTCGGCGGTTTGGCCGTAGCGCAGTTGGTTAATGGTGTGGTTAAATAGATCGGGTCTGTTTTTAGGTTCCGGCATGATTGCACCTGTTGTTAATCGCTAAGTTTCCCGCGTCCTTGCGGGTTTGTGTTGGCATTGCTGCATTGTTTCCGGCTTGAGACGTGTCGGGTCACGTTTGTTGTTGGTGCGTTGGTGGCCGGAGTTGAACCGGCGCTAAGTCTACTCACAGGTACTGTCATCTAAATTGACTGATGAATGCATCCGTCCCGGCTCTAACCGTCTGAGCTACACCAACAAAAATAGCGGCTAAGGCACTACAGTTTCGCTCTGCCTAACGTGGCTGATATAACCGCTATTTTTGTTGCCTATCCTTACTGCCCAGGGATAGGCTTCTGGTTACACCCGGTAAGCACACCGGTTTGCCATTTGACGCATGGCTGCAAAATGCAGGGTTTAATTTCTTGTCATGATGATCTGGTAAAAAAACCATGGCAATTGACTGACTCGCGCCTTTTTTGGGACTGCGAGGACTCCAACTCTGCATTTTTTAAAAACCACTGTGAGCAAGGGCTTTTAAAAAAGTGCCCGCTAAAAAGCCGGGCGGAAAGGTAGGCTGCTGGGCTAATAGTCGACTGAATATCCTGCTTTGATTTTTAAAAAATCATCGGTTCTTATCAGGTTTAGGGTTTTGTTAAGGCTGGTTATCATTTCTTCGGTGGTCTTGAGGTCGGTGTCGAAAAAATGAAAGGTCAGGTTGTCTGTATTCTCAGAGTCAAAAACGGTGATGTTGAAATCTGTTTGGTTGTTTTGAAATCTAACTGCGGCGTTAACGGATACATTTACGTTGTTAGATAGTTCGATGCTGGTCAGGGCTTTTGTGTAAAGCATCAGCATTTCTACTCTGCTGTGTTTTTGGGTTTGTTGTTCTGTTTTTGTTTCCATGTATCACCTGTTTTGTTTGTGGTACGCGGTGCGTACCCTACTTGGCTTTGTTGCGTTTTGGTAAGTATAGCTATTAGCTAATTAATGTCAATAGCCAATAGCGAATATTTATTCGTAAGCGAGTTTACCTATGAAATTCAGGCAATAAAAAACCCGCCGGAGCGGGTTTTGTGTGGATATTTGTGCTATCTTCTATGCAAGATGTTCAAATATTTTTTCAGAGCACTTGAGCGGGATGAGCTGGTCATCTCTATTGAATTCGTGCATAACGTCATTGTAGGCAATGCTTCTTAGTAGTTCGATTTCTTGCGTATCGCTTTGCCTAGCCTCCTCAATAGCAACCTCAAGCTCGGCTTCATTAAGCGCGTTTGACTTGACCATCAGTGCTTGATAGCGTCTTACATCCGATTCATTTAGTGCTGCTTTGTCACCCGGTCTGGCGGCAATAAACATTGCGCCTGAGCAGGCTAATAATCCTGCTCCTGCAAACGAGAGCCAGTCAGGTAAGGCAGTTAAGTAAATTGAAAACGTAGCGCTACCGCCGACAATGGATAAAAATACACCTGTCGCCTGAAGACGCCTATAAAGCCTTGCTTGCCGCTGGCATAACCGGATGGCATAGCGGATTTCGCCCTTTAGCTGGTCTTTTGTTTTGTTCATGGATTGCCTCGCTATAGTCAGTTTTTTGGTTCCGGAGGGGGCTTAGGGTTTGGGATGGGTTTTTGTGGAACATGCCCTTTAATATGAATTGTCATTATTCTACCCTGGTTGTTGTTTTGCAATGTAAATGTGGTGTTGGGTTACGCTACGCTAACCCGGCCTACGGCTTATTGGCAAAGTTGGACAGTCTGAATAACTTTTTACGGTACTAATAGCGGCGGGGAATGACGGCTAAAAATATTGAGTTTGATTTCTGCTGTTCCTCCCAATGCTTCTACTGCGCGTTCATAGCAGCGTTCGAATAGGATGCGGTGGGCGGCAGGCTCGCCCGCTTCAATGTCATTGGCTCGGGCAAACCATTGGTTGATAAGGTCTTCGGTAAATCCTCGTTCGCCGACTTGTTCGATGTCGCGCTCCAGTTGCGCCCATTCGGCGCTACGCTTTACGCTGTCTCTGGCTTTGTTGCCGTAGCCAAATACTAAGGATGCGGTGCTGGCTGCGGTAATAAAGGCGGCGCACCATTGGATGATTTCCGGGCTTGAGATTTTGGCGAAGGCTATGGAGCCTGCCAGTATTGATGCGGCCTTAATAAAGCTTTCCCGTCGTTCGAATATGCTTTGGCGTTCCTGGTAATAAATGCGGTTGGTCAGGGCGCGGACTTTAATATCGTAGCGACGTTGCCAAAGGTATTCGGTGTCGGTCATGGTGTTATTCCTTTTTGGGAGGCGTGGGAGGTGCTTTAGATGGCCGTGGAGTATGTGATTTGCTTTCGTAGTACATTATTTTATCTTCTAATTGTTTTTTGCAATATAAATTATTGATTTGGTCTGATTTAGTTTGAGCAAAGCGAATGGTCTACATAGCGCTTATTACCGCCTGCCGTTAATGTGTAGCAGCCGCCGCGCGGGCCGGTATGGTAGCCGGTTGTGCTGCTGGCGGTGATCCAGTCGTCTGTATTTTCTTCGGTTTTGCAGTTTTTACGTTCGGTTTTGTCTTTGGTTTTGCTGTCGGCTACGGTTTGCCATTGCATATTGTCCGGTGCGTCAGCTCCGCCACAGGCCAGCGCGACAATATGATCGATTACGTAGCCTGGGCAGCTGCCTTTGTTGTTGCCATTGGCCGGGCATGGGTGCTCGTGCTTAAAGGCGGATTTAGCGGCTTGGCTGCGCTGTCTGGCTTCGGATTGGCTCGGAATTACAAGCGATAATAATATTGCGATAGCGACAATTTGTTTTTTCATTTTGGTTATGATTCTTTTCTGTTTTTGTTATATATCTTGTTTTTTAGATCGCGTTACGCTGCAAATTCACTCAGCCAAGTTTGATGGGATTTTTATAATCTCACCATCATCAAACGCAATCGAAACAGGTGTAAACGAATAAGTGAACCCGCCTGTTGGGAGTGCATATATTTTTCTTGCCGAATCATCTGTAAATGAATCGGCGTTCCATAGAAAGCTATTGTTTTCTTTTATTATTTCATTTGGCCTTATTATTTGATTCATATCTATGCTTAGACGACCAATGAAGTCGTTTGATGGGTCAAAAAAATCAAAATACCCTTTTATTTGCTTAATAGACTTTTGTTGTTTATTTTCAAAAGCTATCTTTAATTCCAGTAAATCATTGGCTCTACTTTTCATGAAGTCGCGTTTTAATGATGTTTTTTCGGTAATTGCCACGCTTATCATTGCCGCTATCTTTTCTGAAATTTCTTTTTGTTCGGCTGCAACTTTTTGGGCTAAATCATCAGCTTCTTTTTGGCGTTTTAGTGTTTCGGCGGCATTGTCCTGTATTCTTTGCTGCCATGCTTTTGCGTCGGTTAAAACATCTGAAACTGATAGTCCTGCAATCTGCTTTTTTGAGCCAAAAGCGCCGCTTAATTCATTTGCTGCTAAGTATCCTGCTAATAATCTTCTCTCGTCTTCCGGCAGTTTTTTAAATATATCAGGGTTGTCTGAAATTTGTTTCAAGGGTTCATTGCTAAATATAAAGTCTTTTGGGTCAGAGCAGGATATTGTCAAAAACGCTAATATAATTAAAAAATATTTATGCATCTGTATTCCTGGTGATGTATTGGTTTTATTATTAGGTAATGACTTAAGGCGTAGCTAATGCAATAAGCCCAAAAGCTACGCTTTTTTAGTTTTAATTTTATAAAAGCCTTCGGCCTTTTTGTTGTTCAAAAACTGCAACGCCAAGTAAAATGTAATCTTTATTTTCAAGCGAAATTGAGTTCGGATAACCCGATTCCAGTGGCTCTACTTGCAATTCACCAAATCCAGGATTCCATCTAACTAGAGTTGGAATTTTGTCGCCTATCGATAAAACAGTAATGCTATTTTTTATTGGCTGCACTTCTGGGTCAATTAATAGTTGTGTGCCAACCGCAAATCCTTTAAAAATATCCCTATCTATTTCAATAATATATGATTTATCAGATGGCTTTAGGTCTTTATCTATAATCATACTGTCCAACTCCTCTATTGCTGTTGTGAAGTCGGAGTTATGGCAAAAATCAGACCATTTTATGAGTTTTGTTTTTATTGCATGTTCCTTCTTGGTTATTAGTGTCCATCTTCCTTGTGTTTCGTTTATTTCGTTTATTGGCTGGTTTTTTGCGCTAACGCCTGGGTATTTTTCGCCTTTACCAGTAATTAGGTATTCAACGCAGCAGCCAAACTTTGCAGCAATTTTTATAGCTGTTTCCATTGATGGTAATTTTTCGCCGTTAAGCCAGTCGCTGATTGTTGGCTGGGCATAACCTAGCCATTTAGCCAGTTCCTTTTGGGTTTTTGGCGCTTCTTCGGTCTCTTTCCATAAGTCTCTAAACCGTTTTGCATATTCTGGATGTTTCATTTTGTTATTGTGCGCCAAAATTAAATCGCTATTAACTATTGCGTACTGTTCGCTATTGGCTATAATGCAGCTCATGAAAATACTCCATCAAATTAAAAAAAGGTATGGGACGCAAAAAAAGATGGCTGCCGATCTCGGTTTGTCTCAGGCGACCGTGTCGGATTGGTTAAATGGAAATAAGCCTCTGTCGCCGGACAGTATCAATCTTGTTGCAAAAAAATGTGATGTAAAGCCGGGTGATCTTTTCGAAGAGGTTTATCCGTCAAATGATTAATCACGCCCCAGCCAATCCTTTAACACCTTCCTCACTCGCTGGTAATGGCTGGCAGGGGCGTGGCCCAATCTTGAGGTTAATTTTAACAACTCTCAATCCGTCTAGTAATCGGGTTGATTACCTAGGTAGGTTTACTGATGATAAAACAAACAAGCGCCTGGGTTGTTAGTGCTGATGTCCGGTTGGTGTTGGTTGAGAGCCGGCGTTTTCAAGCGCATGAAGTGCCCTTTGTAGGGTTTGCGAAAGATACAGTGCCTGCTCCTGAGTCAAAACGTAATTTCTACCAGCGTCGGCGTTTTCAAGTGACTGCAAGGGACTCGTTAAAAAGTCTAGGCAAAGCATGATGTATCCCTCATTCGGCATTGTTTCTATTTTGATGTCTGCTACTGGGAACAGGTGGTCGTTGGGTGTGTTTTTTTCCATGGTTTTTGGGGCTTTTGGTTTTTAAATGTTTAAGCATAGCAGCGGTATAAATTTATGAGTAATGGAAAACAAAACAAACACCCGAAAACCCTTGAGCAAGCTGTGCTGACAAAAGGCGTTATCGGGGCAATTGCTTATGCGGTCAATCACCCTGGTACGGTGGCCGATTTAGGCAGCGATGAGTATCACCAGTTGATGGATATGTTTCAGGACTGGGTACCTTTTAAGCTTATCGATCATAACCAATGGTGGTCTTGCCATTACTTGTCCAGTGGCCGCAGGTGCAGTAAATGCTTTGAAATCGCTCGGTTGTCTCCGTGTGATGGACAAGATGAGGTTCGGCATTTGCAGGCCCGCGTCCGGAATATGATTTTAGGTCACGCTGACGATTGCAGTGTGCGCAATGGATGTACTTTTGAGGGTTTGATGGTTTGTTTGACATTGGAAGTTTGTTATCCGTTTAAATTTTTGAGTATAGCGCAAGGGTGATTTATGACTATTAAAGCCGAGTTGATTAATCCGGGTCCGTTGACGCCACGCGAAAGCGAGGTGGCCCAGCTGATGGCTGAGGGTCACTCGGACAAGGTGATTGCGCGGGTTTTGGCGATCAGCATCAAGACGGTCAATGTCCATATCGGCAATATTTACCTCAAGCTAATGGATCGGTCGGCGGCACTGGAAGATAACGCGGCCGGTCTGAATATGCGCTGCCGGGCGCTGGCGGTGATGATTGCCAGGGGCATGGTGTCGCTGTCGGTGCGGTCGGTGGTGTTGGTGTTGGTTTTTAATGCGGTGCTGCTGGACGATGAGGTGTTGCGGGCTCGGAGCGGTCGGGTTAGGGGTCATGTGGTGTCTCGGATTAAGCGGGATGCGTAGTTTTTTTTTCGGGCTGCTGTTGTTTTTGCTGGGGCTGGCGGTGCTGCTGGTTTTACTGGCGGCTTTTGGTGTGGTTTGGCTGTGCGATTGTTTTTGTATTTGGGTTAATCGTGAGTTTGACCGGTGTTTTGAGGGTTGGTGATGCCGGGTAAGGATAAGTCGCCGGAGCGGCGCGGGCAGTTGCGGATGTTGGCTTCGGTTGGCAAGCAGATTGCCCGGCTTGAGCGTGAGTTATCGGCGCTGCGGGAGACGGAAAAGAAGTTGATTAAGCAGTATGAGCGGGCCAAGTATGTAGATGAGATTGAGCAGCTGCGGGCTTTGGTAGTCAATTATGAAAATGGGGTGGTGTGATGACGGTTTTGATAGGTATTACGGGGCGGGCCGGGGCGGGGAAGTCGTTGGTGGCGGCTAATATGGCCCGGTTGGCGGGTTATGAGATTGTTTCTTTTGCTGCGCCGCTTAAGCAAATGGCGTCACGGTTTTTGATGGATGCGTATGGCTATGATCAATCTGAGGTTGATTTATTTTTGGTAAATAAGACTGCAAAAATTCCTGAGTTGGGTGTGTCGATGCGGCGATTGTTGCAAACATTGGGCACCGATTGGGGGCGTAACCTGATTAATCCACATATGTGGGTCAATATTGCGGCTGATCGGATTAGTGATCGGTTAGACGTTGATAGTGTGGTGATTGATGATGTTAGATTTGAGGGTGAGGCCTGCATGATTCGCAATTTTGGTGGTCTGATTATCCATTTGTATCGTCCTGGTTGGGACGGTGGTGTGGGTGATCATGTTAGCGAGTCGGGTATTGCAGTGCTTCCTGGCGATGCGGTGATTGCAAATGACGGCAGTGAGCTGGATTTAATGGCGGCGGTGGGGCAGGCTGTTGACCGGTTTGTGTCGGGATCGGATGAGTTGCTGCGGTTGTGTTTGACGCCTTGCCGGGAGTATCGGTTATGAGTGTGAGGGATGAGATTTTAGCGGCGCTTGGAAATAATGCGTCAGGATACCGGCGGAGAGAGTTGTTTGCTTTGTGTGATTCGGCGGTTGATGCTGTTGAGGTAAGCAATGCGCTACGTGAGCTTAAGGATGATGGTCTTATCCATGTTATCGAGGAGCGGGTGGGTAATAAGGGGCCGGTTTATGCGCTGGGGCCGGCGTTGCCTGCTGAGTCCAATACTGATGATCATGCTGACTTTGGATTGTCGGCAAATGGCGGCCTTGAAACGGCTGTCAGGGTTTTTGAAGGTTTTGCTAATGACGTACAACCAAGTATTGAAAAAATGCTTGGTGCTGTCTCTGAGGGTTTAGATAGCCATTGTAATGGTGTTGCTGAGTCCGATGTTGAGGGCGATATCGATCATTTTGACGCGATAATTAAGAGTTTGGTAGCGATTAAAACTCAGGTTAAACCGCCTCGTGTTGTTGATAATCTTGAGCTTAAGCTGCAATGTCTTAATAAGTTGCAGCAGATTCTTAATCCTGAGGTTGCTGAGCTTTTAAGCGAGATTGCAGTCGATCTTGAGGCGGCGGGCTGATGATCGAGCAAGGCAATTACCGGGTTGATTATTATGATCAGGATGGGCAGTTAATAGGAGCGTCTCGTGACGATATAAGGTCATTGGGCGCTGCTGTCGATGTTGCTCGTCAGGGACTGGTTGTTATTGCCGAGGAGCACTTATGTGCTCCGTCTTATCAGATTTTGCGCTGTGTGTTTAGTTCGCTCGACGAGACGTCATAAATAATTTAGCACGGATTTTAACAATAAAAATGAATGCGATGGATTATCAGTTGATGGGCGCGGCGGTTCCGCCGCAATCTATAGCTGCTGAGCAAGGTGTGATTGGTGGATTGATTATTGATCCTGGCGCTTGGGTTAAGGTTCAGGGCGTGTTGTCGGCTGGTGATTTTTACCGGCAGGATCATCAGATTATTTTTAAGGCGATTGCTAAGCTGCACGGCGCTGGTGATCCGGTCGATATTATTACGTTGTATGAGTTGTTAAAAAGCCGGGGCCACGAAGAAAAGGTGGGCGGCTTAAGTTATTTGGGGATGATGGCAAAGGATACGCCCAGCTCGGCGAATATTTCGGCTTATGCCCAGATTGTGAGGGATAAGTCGATTTTGCGGCAGTTGATTGCGGTGGCGGGATCGATTAGGGAGATGGCGTTTGCACCGGATGCGGATGCTAAGACGGTGATTGCCAAGGCGGAGACGGCGGTGTTTGAGGTGGCGCAAGTCGGTCTGCGTGGCAAAAAGGGTTTTAGCAAGCTTAAGGATGTGATACGCGAGGTGGTGGACAGGATTGAATCCAATTTAGAGCGGCCGGCTGATGGTGTGCTGGGTGTGTCGAGCGGGTTTAAGCCGTTAGATGATTTGACCAGCGGTTTTAATGGCGGTGATTTGATTGTGGTGGCGGCGCGGCCGTCGATGGGTAAGACGGCTTTTGCTATGAATATGGCGGAGTCTGTGGCGCTGTCGGGCGGTAGTGTGGCGGTATTTAGCATGGAGATGCAGACGGAGCAGTTGGGGCAGCGGTTGTTGTCGAGTGCTTCGGGTTTGGGGCTTAAGTTGATCCGGGAAAGTTGGCGGATTTTTGATAGTCATTGGCCGCTGTTGTCGATGGGGGTTGCTAAGATCGGCGATTTACCGATGTATATCGATGATTCGCCTGGGTTGTCGATTGGCGATATTCGAGCGCGCTGTATGCGGCTTAATGCTGAGATTAAGGATGATGTGCCGGCTGGAATTGGTTTGGTTGTGATCGATTATTTACAGTTGATGGGGTCGGATCATGATCGGCAAGGCAACCGAAATAATGAGATTGAGGATATTACGCGTGGGCTTAAGCGGATGGCTAAGGAGTTTGATATTCCTGTGGTGGTTTTGTCACAGCTTAATCGGGGTTTGGAGAGCAGGCCAAATAAGCGGCCTATTCCGTCTGATTTGCGTGATTCCGGCGGTATTGAGCAGGATGCTGACATGATTTTGTTTTTGTACCGGGATGAGGTTTATAGCCCGGATACGGTTGATAAGGGGGTTGCTGAGGTGATTATCGGCAAGCAGCGTAACGGGCCGTTGGGTACGGTACGGTTGTTGTTTGATGGGGCTATTACGCGGTTCCGTGCTTTTGAGGAGTGTGATGATGGAAGTTACCGTTGATATTGTGGGCTTTGGGTATGTTGCTGGTATTTGATGATGAGCTTGACATTCTGCGCGATATGCAGCCGTTGGACCGGGATGTGTTCAATTATTTGGCGGCGCGTGTTGATTTTGTGACGGGCTTGATTGGTAATCCGATGCGTGTTTCTTACGGCGGTATGGCGTTGGATTTGTCTGAGCGTGATCAGGCGAGACGGGTTAAGGGTGATTTGTTAAAGCTTACGCCGACGCAGGCCAGGAATTCAGTCAAGCGTCTGATTACGGCGGGTTTGTTGTGTAGTTTGAGCAAAAAAGGGGCTCATTGTGAGCTGGTTTTGCGCCGTGTTTTTTGGGTTAAGGCGCTTGAGCAGTCGAGTTCTGTTAAAAATCCAGATGACAGGCTTTTGACATTTGGGCTGACATTAGCGGCGAATGTTTTTGGTTTAATAAACAATAGTTTAGACGATAAAAATCAATCCAGTTACCATAACAAAATCAATCCAGATGACATAACATTAAATAATCTACTACTACTAGGCGGTGATGACCGGTTTGCGATGTTTTTGGAGTGGCAGCCGTCTGAGGATGAGTTGTCGATGATCTTTCATCGGGCCGGGGTTGATCGTAAAAAAATTAAGAAAGAGTGGGAGACTGAGTTTGTGTCGTACTGGTGGGCGGATCAGAAGCGCTGTTGTACGCAGCAAAAATGGACGCAGATGTATGGCAAGCAGATGGTGGGGTTTTTGCGTAATCCTGAGCGGGCGGATGCGTTGTGCGGTGTTGGCGGCAGCAAGCCTAAGTTGGCTGGTCCTGAGCATTATCCGGATTATGCGCGTATTCCGCGCGATGATGCGCAGTTGGTGCCGTGGATGCGTCTGTACGGCTACGGTGATCCGTTGCCTGGACATGATTACCGGCAGGCCCGTGCGTATTTGCAGCGGGCTGTGGATAAGCGGTTGAGTGATGAGCGTGGGAGGTTGTCGTGAGTGCGTCGGCTATTTGTGAGATTTCGCGGTCGAAGCGCCGCTACTATGATCAGGATGCGCTGCTGGGTGCGTTTGTTGGTCATGGAGGGTTTACGGCTAAGGAGGTGGCTGTGGAGGTGTTGGATTGGCGTTATGAGCAGTATGCCAATTCGCCTAAGCGGGCGTTTGATCTGCAAAAGTTGGGATATTTGGAGCAGTTGGAGGGGAGGGAGTGTCGGCAGACTGGCAAGGTTGCTCATACGTATCAGGTGACGGATAAGGGGCGTGAGCATTTGCGTAAGGCTGGGGTTGCTGTGCGGGCGGCTGTGCCGGTTGTTGATGAGGTTGTTGTGAGCGCTGATGCTGCTAGGGCGTGCTTAGGCGGTATCAGGTCGTTGTTGGATTGATGGGTTTTATTGAGGGGTTGGTATGTGTAGGGTGACTGAGACGGGCGATCAATGTTTACGTGCGTGGGGGCGCTGGGCTGGGTGCGATGGGACTGTGCGGAAATTGGGCTATCCTGGGTGTAGTGCTGAGCAAATGGCTGGCCGGGTGGTAGGTGGGGATTATGCGGTATGTGATGTTGAGATGATGGTCGATAGGCTGATTGTGGGTGCATTGGAGGACCGGAAAAGATTGGTTGCTAAATTTTTTTATGTGGATCGATTGAGGGTTGCTGATGTTGTTGATAGTCTTAAATCTATTGCAAAAAGTAGTTGCGAATCAATGGATTTAGGTAGTATTTCGGTCGATGTTGTTAAGCGGGATTTGGATGTTTTACGGGCAATGGTGGGCGGTGTTGCGTTGTACACTGATAAAAAAGTTGTTGACGTAGGGCCCTAGCAAGTTGTAAATTTAGTCACCATCTAGAAGCTCGCCTGGATTTATTCAGCGGGCTTTTTTTATGTCTATTACTTTCTTTGGCCTGCTCTGGCTTTCGTCCGGTGCGGGTTTTTTTGTGCCCAATACACGGAGTTTGTTTATGCCAGAGCAGTCGGTTGGGTATTTAAAATCGATCCTGGATAGCGGCACTTGTTATGTGTTGTTTGTGTTGATGTCTGTTTGGGGCGGCACTGCGGCTTATATCAGTCGGCTTAAACGGTCAGGGCGGATTTTTTCTTTGGTCGAGTTGATTGGCGAGTGGTCGATTAGTGGTTTCTCCGGCATTGTTACTGGGTTTATCTGTCATGCCTATGGCGTCGATTATTATATTACGTTGGCGGCGGTCGGCATTAGTGGGCATATGGGTGGTCGGCTTATTTTTATAGTTGAGCGTTTTGGACAGCGGTATGTTGAGTCTAAGCTGGGTATTAAGCTAGGCTCGATTGATGAGTAGGTATGATGATGAGCGTGGTACGTCGGCATGGCGTGGGTATGGGTACAAGTGGCAAAAGGCGCGCGAAGGGCATTTGAGAAATAATCCGTTGTGTGATGAGCACAAGCGGAGAGGGCAGGTTGTTGTTGCGTCGGTGGTTGATCATATCGTTCCGCATAAGGGTGATATGACGTTGTTTTGGGATAGAGATAACTGGCAGTCGCTGTGCAAGTCCTGCCATGATGGTTTTAAGCAGCGGCTGGAGAAGTCTGGTCGTGTCGCTGGCTGTGATGTTAATGGGGTGCCGGTTGATCCGCATCACCACTGGCGCCGTAAGGGGGTAGGGGGGTGAAATCCTTCCCCCCCTCAACGCCTAGACCGATCACGATTAGATATTTGCAGCGCCGCGAGTTTTGGGAGGGGGGTATATATTACGCCGATTGAAATGGGGTGAAAAATGGGTGAAAGAGGTCCAAGATCAATGCCGGATAATGTCCGGATATTAACGGGTAATCGCGGCAAGCGTGCAGTTAATAATAGGTCCGGAGTTTTGTCACCGGATATTGAAATCCCCGATTGCCCGTCGCATCTTTTGCCCGCCGCAAAAAAAGAATGGAAGCGCGTATCGGTCGAGCTGCTTAAAATCCGAATCATCACCCAACTTGATCGGGCCGCATTGGCTGCATATTGCCAGGCCTATGCCAGATGGGTCGACGCCGAAACAAAACTAAAACAACTCGGCACAGACGGACTAATCGAAGCCACTCCCAGTGGTTATAAGCAGATCGGCGTTTGGTTGCAAATCAGTAACCGCGCCGTCGAGCAAATGCACAAATTTATGTCAGAATTCGGCATGACGCCTGCGACTCGCGCAAAAGCCGAAGCCGCTCAGGTGCCGGAACAACACGACTTATTTCCGGATGACAAGCCAAGCCCAAAACGATTCTTCGGCAGCAACTAATGACCCGGTTACCCAGTACGCACTCGACGTAACCTCTGGCCTAATAATCGCCGGGCCTCACGTTCGAGCCGCCTGCCGCCGACACCTAAAAGACCTCGAAGAAGCCCCGCAAAGGGGCTTTTTTTTCGACCGTGAAAAAGTAGAATGGGTCCTCGCATTTTTCCGCGAAGTCCTTTGCCTCAACGGCGGCGAATTTGAAGGCGTCCCATACGAACCGTTGCCCTGGCAACAATTTATCATCGGTAGCCTATTTGGCTGGGTTAACGAAAAAGGCTACCGCCGTTTTCGCGTTGCCTTCGTAGAAACCAGCAAAGGCAGCGGCAAAAGCCCATTGGCAGCAGGCATCGGCATGTACGGACTCGTCGCCGACGAAGAGCCGCGTGCAGAAATCTACGCCGCCGCCAGCAAAAAAGATCAAGCCATGATCTTATTCCGCGACGCCGTCGCCATGCGCGACCTGTCGCCGGAACTGTCCATGCGCTTGGAAAGAAGCGGTGTCGGTGAGCGTTGTTGGAACCTGGCCCACCTTGAAACAGGATCGTTTTTCCGCCCGATCAGCGCCGACGACGGCCAATCGGGGCCGCGTCCACATATCGCGCTCCTGGATGAAATCCACGAGCACAAAGACAACAACGTCGTCGAAATGATGCGGGCCGGCACCAAAGGCCGCCGCCAAGCGCTGATATTTATGATCACCAACAGCGGCCACGACAGGCAAACCGTATGCTGGGAATACCACGACTACGCCATCAAAGTCGCCGAAGGTCAAATAGAGGACGACAGCTTCTTTAGTTACGTCTGCGCCCTGGACGAAGGCGACGACCCGCTAAACGACGAAACATGTTGGCCGAAAACAAACCCGAGCCTTGGCGTCACCATCCAAATGGAATACCTGCGCGAACAAGTCACGCAGGCCAAAGGCATGCCCAGCAAAGAAAGCATCGTTCTACGCTTAAACTTCTCCAAGTGGGTCGGTTCCGCCAACCCCTGGATCAGCGCCGATGTCTGGTTTGCCGCGCAAGATCAATACGATGCCGGCTACTTAGCTGGACGTAGATGCCATGGCGGACTTGATCTATCAAGCACGACCGACTTAACCAGCCTTGTGCTGCTGTTTGAGCCTACCCCTGATGATCCCTACTGGCGACTATTACCGTATTTTTGGCTCCCTGAAGAAGGATTGCGCAAAAAAGGCGAGCGCGACGGCGTGGATTACCTGCGCTGGGTAGAAGACGGCTGGCTCGAAACAACACCGGGCCGATCCGTTAAAAAGACCTTTATCGCCAAGCGATTGCAAGAAATCGTCGATCAGTTTGAATTAGTCAACTTGGCATATGACCGCTGGCGCATCAAAGACCTGGAAGCAATCCTTGAAGACGAAGGCATCGAACTGCCGCTTAAAGAATACGGGCAAGGTTTTAAAGACATGGGGCCCGCAGTAGAAAAATTAGAAGCAAGGCTGCTGGAAAACTCGCCCGACAAAGATGAATCGCCAAGTGAATTTGACAATTCGCTTGGCGAGGCCGACTACCCGATGAAACACAACGGCAGTCCACCGCTAACCTGGTGCGCCGCCAACGTCGTGATGCTGGCCGATCCGTCCGGAGCTCGCAAACCCGCCAAAAATAAATCGACCGGCCGCATCGACGGCGTCGTTGCCGCTGTCATGGCGGCCGGTGTATCGGGCGAAGTTGGCGAATTTGTCATAGATGAAGACTACGAACTACTGGTTGCATAAGATGAGCAAAATAATATTCGACATCACCAACCTGCTGGCACTGATCCTGATCAGCGTCGGCGTTGGTCACCGTTTCGGTTGGGACGCCGGCTTAATCGTCGGCGGCGGGTTGCTTATGGCAGTAAATTTCCGGGTCGTCCACTTGATGACTAAGGGCCAATAATGTTCGCAAGCCTCTTCAAGGCCGAAGACCGGAGCCCGTTTGGCAATTACTGGTTCGAACCGGTCGGTACGCGCAGCATGGCCGGAATGCAGGTCACGCCGGACAGCGCCATGCGCGTCTCGGCGGTTTATGCTTGCGTTCGCGAACTGTCGCAATCATTCGCCGTGCTGCCGGTCGAGTTTTACCGGCAACAAGGCCGCAAACGGGTCAAGGTCACCAATCACCCGCTGTACAAACTGCTGCGCAAGCGCCCAAACCGCTGGCAAAACGCCTACGAATGGCGGGAAATGCTGCAAGGCCACATCGCCCTGCGCGGCAACGCTTACAACTACGTCTCAGCCAACAGCCGAGGCGAAATCAAAGAGCTGATCCCGCTGCACCCTGATCGGGTGAAAATTGCCATCAAATCCGATGGTGATTACGGTTATGAGTACACAGAGCGGGGCGGACAGAAAACAACCTACGCCCGCGAGGAAATTTGGCACATCAAAGGGCTTGCCCCTGATATTTATCGTGGTTATAACCCGATAGAACTGGCCCGCGACTCGGTGGGGACCGCGTTAGCCGCCCAAGAATACGGCGCCCGCTTCTTCGCCAACGACGCCAAGCCAACCGGCGGCTGGATCGAGCATCCGGGCAGCTTCAAAACGCCGGAAGCAAAAAAGCAATTCCGCGATTCTTGGCAGCAGATGCAGTCAGGATTCAATCGCGGCAAGACCGCCATCTTGGAAGGTGGCATGAAATACCACGACATCGGCATCAGTAACGTCGATGCCCAGTTTCTGGAAACCAAAAAATTCGGAATCGAGGATATTGCCCGTATGTTCGGCGTGCCACCGCACCGCATCGGCCACCTGGAGCGCTCGACCAACAACAACATCGAACATCAAGGACTGGAATACGTCACCTACACCATGATGCCCATCGCCGAGCGCTGGGAGGCCTCAATCGAGGCCGAGTTGTTGTTCGATGACGACGAAATTGAAATAGAATTCAATTTTTCCAGGCTGCTGCGAGGCGACAGCAAATCGCGTGGGTCTTATTACAAAGACGGCATCTTAACCGGTTGGATGACCCGCAACGAAGCCCGAGAAATGGAAAACCTTAACCCGATTGACGGCCTTGATGAGCCGTTGCGGCCGCTGAATATGATGCCGGAATCCGAAGCCGACGATGAGGACGGTGATGAGAAAAATGATGAAGGCGAAGAAACCAAAAAGGAAAGAGGTGAACAAGATGGGTAATGGGATTTGTGGTGAATGCGGTGCAAAAGCAAGCGATGGTTTTACGTTGTATTGCGTGCCGTGCGCAGAACGATTTATAGGGCCATCGTCTATTTTACTTGATGCGTTGCAGCAAATTGCGACGGGGTGTATTACTGGCGGAGAAACAAATTATCAGGATACGGTTAGCGTTATGCGCAGTATTGCATCAAAAGCCATTATCCAATTTAACGAGTCCGAAAGACAATGAAAGGCCAACTCCTAATCTCCGAAATGCTCAGCGTCCCCTGGGCGATCCGTCGCGAAGTGCTGCAAAGCCATGCCCGAGTCGCAGCAAATTGGGTCAAACAAGGTCGGTCTAACCATGCCGAGCAAAACCTCGGTATGGTTGCTTGGGACAAAGATGACGCCACCGACGGCGAGCGTATCAGCGTCTTCGAAGCCCGCCGCCGCGAAGCCAATGCCGCCATATCCGGCAATTACGTCGCCATCATCCCGGTATTTGGTACCATCGTCCAACGTGCCGGCATGATGACCGAGTGGTGCGGCGGCACATCAACCCAGCAAATCAGCGGCGCACTCAACGACGCCATCAACGACCCGAATGTCTCCGAAGTCATCCTGGATATTGACTCGCCAGGCGGTTCGGTTTTCGGCGTGCAGGAGCTGGCCGACGAAATCTACGCGGCCCGCGAACAAATCAAGATTACCGCCATCGCCAACAGCCTGGCAGCGTCTGCCGCTTACTGGATCGGTGCGCAGGCCTCAGAATTTTACGTCACGCCCGGCGGCGAAGTCGGCTCCATCGGCGTGTGGATGGCGCATGAAGACTGGTCGGCCGCTATGGCCGAATCCGGCGTCGTCGTCACCACCATCAGCGCCGGCCAATACAAAACAGAGGGCAATCCTTATGAGCCGCTGCCTGATGATGCTAAGGCTTTTATGCAATCTCGCGTTGATGACTACTATCGAGCGTTTACCGGGGCAGTTGCACAAGGAAGGGGCGTATCCATCAACAAAGTCACCTCTGGAATGGGGCAGGGCCGGGTTTTGGGTGCGGAAGCGGCCAAAGCGGAAAATATGGTAGACGGCATTATGACCATGTCAGACCTGATCCGTCAGCGTCAAGTCGGATCCACCAGCAAGCCAGGCACCAGCCGCTCGCGTTCGCGTCAGGCTAGCCGCGAACTGAATCTTATCGCTTATTAACCAAGAGGCAAGTATGAAAATCATCATCACAAACGCATCCGACGTGCCGGCAATTGTCGAGCACGGCACCAAGGCCCCCATTCTTTTGCAGCCGCATAGCGACGAAGAGCTGACCATTGACCTGGTTAGTCCTGTCATTGTTCGTGCGCCTGAAAATATCGCGGAAATTAAAGCGCAAGTCAAAGCAGAAGCAGAAGCCGCAGCAGAAGCGCAAGCCGCAGCCGAAGCGCAAGCCGCAGCAGAAGCCGAAGAAAAAGCCGATACCAAAGACAAATCCGGAAAAAAACCGGCTAATGAGTAGTAACCTCCTATCGCCGCCAGTCGGCACCCACAAACGGCCCGCGAAAGCGGGTTTTTTTATGCCCGCCGCCGTGCGGATCAAACGCCAGTCGCCTGGCACGGAGTTAAAAATGAAAATGTTGTCCACATGGCCGGCTCGCGGGTTGTTCCTGGCCGTCGCCGTAATTTTATCGATGTTGTGCGTACCGATCTCGATGGCGTCCCCCCTGCCGGCTTTACAGCTCGCCGGGCTGCACATCGATAAATTCAACCTCAAAGAGCAGCCCGATTTTTGGCTGGCGGGGTTAGGCACCATCGGTGCGGTGCGCAGCTCCAGGCGCCTGCGCGAATTGCAGGCTAAAAAGGCCGCTGCTATTGACAAGGCTACCGCCATCAACGCTCAAGCCGCCGCAGATAATGACCGCGACCTGACCGACGATGAAAACGCCTCTTTCAAGGCCGCCATGACCGAGGCCAACGGCCTACAGTCCAGCATCGACCGGGAAATAGACCTGTTGGCCCATAAGGCCGACGACGCCGCAAGAGCCGGCGCAACAGGCCATGTCTATGTCCATGACAATGCCGAGGACGACCCAGTGCGCGGATTCAGGAGCTTCGGCGACTTTGCCGCAGCAGTTAAGGCAGCCTCATTGCCGCATGGCGCTGTCGATGAGCGCTTGCGCATCGGCGCCGCTGCGCCGGGTACCTATTCCAGCGAAGGCGTTGGCGCTGACGGCGGTTTTGCCGTGCCGCCACAATTCTCGGCCGAAATTTGGCGCTTGTCGCTGGGCGAAGGCTCATTGCTGCCATTGACCCAGAATACCGAAGTGTCCGGCAACAGCATGGTATTTCCGAAAGACGAAACCACGCCGTGGGGGTCAAGCGGTGTCCAGGCTTACTGGCGCAATGAAGGGCCGGCTTTAACGGGTTCCAAGTTGCAACTTAGTACCGATGCTTTGCGTCTCCATGAGTTAACCGTACTGGTCCCGGTTACTAACGAGTTATTGGAAGATGCCGCCGCATTAGCATCCTACATTCCGCCGCTGGCGTCCGAGCGTATCCAGTGGAAAACCAATGAATCTATTCTGTTCGGCACTGGTGTAGGCCAGCCGACAGGCGCTCTAAACAGCGCAGCGGCCATCGTTGTGGCCAAAGAATCAGGACAAGCCACTCTGACATTATCACAGCCCAACATCTCCAAGATGCGCTCAAGATTACTGACCGGCAACCTGCGCAACGCCATCTGGCTGGGTACGCCTGACCTGCTCCCCGCGCTGGAAGGCTTGACCGTCGGCAACATCCCCATTTTTCTACCGCCCGGTACCGGTTTGCGCGACGCTTACGACGGCACATTGAACGGACGTCCGCTAATCCTAAGCGAACACGCCGCCGCCTTCAGCTCGCAAGGCGATTTAAACCTGCTGGCGCTGAACGGTTACCGCACTATTACCAAAGCGGGCGGAATCGACACCGCGACATCAATGCATTTGTATTTTGACGCCAACGCCACCGCGTTCCGCTTCATTTTCCGCATCGACGGCAAGCCGATCCTGTCTGCGCCGGTCACGCCGCCGAAATCCAGCAATACCCGGTCGCACTTCGTGTCACTGGGCGCTCGTTAATAATTAACCTCCTGTCTCTTAGCGCAAGGATGCGCACCTTTTTATTGAGGATTACCCAATGTATCCAAATATATTGCCCACCGAACAAGTGGCGGGCCTGGGCGGTATCGCCCCAATTTCCCAAGCTGTCGGCTCGGCTGTTTCTGGCTGGATCTCAATGGCGAGTGTCGGCGCCATCATGGCCGAAATCAAAACCGGCGTGCTGGGTACGGCAGCCACCGTCGACGCCAAAATACAGCAAGCCACATCAAGCGCCGGTGCCAATGCCAAAGACATCACCGGAAAAGCCATTACGCAGATTGTCAAAGCGACCGGCGACAACAAAACCGCATTTATCAATGTCAGCGGCGATGAGTTGGACGTTAACGGCGGCTTTACCTATGTGCAATTGAGCATCACCGTCGGCGCGGCGGAGAGCCTGATCGGCGGCACGGTATTAGGCTGCAAGCCGAAAAACTTCCCGGCGTCCGCGCTCAACAACACTAATGTGGTACAGGTCGTTAACTAATGGGCCTGGCGCTTATCTCGCCGCCGTCCTGCGAGCCGCTGCACATCAACGACGTGCGGCAGCACGTCAAGCAGGACATCACCGACGATGACAACCTGATTGCACTTTATCTAGGCAGCGCTCGGGCATATGCCGAAGAAATCTGCCGCAAGCAGTTCGTCGCGGCGAGGTACGTCTACAAATTCGACGGCTTTCCAAGCCAATACCCGCCGCCGTTTGTCGGTGGCGGTGAGGTCGGCATGCCCGGCAACGCCATCCTGTTGCCGAAAGCGCCGTTGATCGAAGTCGAGTCAATCCAATACATCGACACTGGCGGCAATACTCAAACCATGCCCGCTACCGATTACGTAGTGGACGCAATCAGTGAACCGGCCAGGATTACGCCGGTATTTGGCAAAATCTGGCCGATCAACATCCCGCAAATCGGCTCGGTATGGGTTAATTTTAAAGCGGGCTATGTCTGTCAAGCGGCCTTTGACACCACGGCTGATGCTGTGACGATAAAAAACTGGCGTGCCTTGGCAGTTGGCGATGTTATCCGTCTCAGTAATTCCGGCGGCGCATTGCCTGCGCCATTAGCCGAAAGAACCGATTATTACGTACAAACAGTAGTATCGCCCGGCGTTTACAAACTGTCTGCCAGTAACGGCGGCAGCACTATCGACATAACCACGGCCGGTACCGGCCTGAACTTTGCCAGCCAACCCGGCATTAATTTTTCGGCTGGTGAGCTGCCGGCCACTATCAAAGCCTGGATGCTGCTGCGTTGCGATACCCACTATTCGCACCGCGGCGAAACCATCAACACACGCGGCGGCGAAATCACGCCGCTGCCGTATGTCGACAGGCTGCTCGATAACGACAGGTGCTGGGGATGACGGCGGTTGCAGTTACCTGGCCCGATAACGGCGAGTTGCAGCGGCGTATCACCGTCAGGCGTCGGACCAGCCAGCCCAACGTCGATATGGGGCTGACCGAAACGTTTGATGCTGGATTTTCCAGATGGGCAAAAATCGATCCGGTATCGGGTGCAGCCTATTGGGGCAGCATGCAGACCGGCGAGGCCATGACGCATCGAATCTGGTTGCGCTACGGCACCGGCACCAAGCCGGAAGACATCACCCAGCAACACGTTATCGACTACCCGAACGGTAACGCCCGCTACCGCGTCCTGCGCGCAACCAACGTCGGTGACGCGCAACGCTTTACTATGCTTGAGGTCAAACATTTAGGTCCGATTATTTAATTAATAGGTATTATCAAAATGGCCGGAATAAGTAGTCAGCAACAAAACAATATCAGAATCAGAATCGAATTCGACTTTAATCGCATCCTATTTAATAAGCGCGAAATCAAAGCCGCCATCCGTAAAGGTGGCGGCGAAGTGCGCAAAGAAGCGCGGCGATTGATTGCCCGGCGAGCAATCTCGGGCGATGGTGAATTTCCTGGTTACTTCACCGGCGCCATGAGTCGCTCGATAAAAGTCAAGATGGGTTCTGGCGGCGGCTACGCCAGAATAGCGCCGTATAAAACCGCCGAAATGAAAGAGTTTTACCCGGCTTACCTAGAATACGGCACTAGCCGAGGATTAAAACCGCGTAAAAACTTTATGCTGGCGGCCCTGGATAACAAAGAGGCAGCCATTAGAGCCGCTATATCGGCAGCATTGCAACGAGCCTTACAAGTCGCATGAATCTAAATACCGTCATCGCGCATTTGCGCACTTACTGCCCGTCGTTTTCCGGTCGGGTGGCCGGCGCGGCGCGCTTTAAATTGTTAGAAGAAACAGCCAGCCTGGCCGTGCCGCATGCGTTTGTTATCCCGTTGGACGACAACCCGGACGATCCAATGAGTCTCAACGACGTGCGCCAAAAACTGGTCGAATCGTTTTCCGTCGTCGTTGCGGTCAGCAACGTCCCGGACGAGCGCGGGCAAAACGCCGTCAATAACGCGCACGACAGCATCCGCGCCGAATTATGGCGTGCATTGCTCGGCTGGCAGCCGGACTCAACCATTTATCGCGGCATCTATTATCAGGGCGGCAATCTGCTGGAGCTGGATAGAGCAAGGCTGTGGTATCAATTTGATTTCGGCGCCGAAATGCAAATCGGCCCTGAAGACGGTTGGCAAGATGTCGAGCTTGATGCTTTACCGCATTTCGACGGCATGACCATCAAAGTTGACGACATCGATCCAGCAGCGGATACAAACCTGTCATATCCCGGCCCGGATGGGCGCATAGAGCACATAATCACATCACCCAAAACCGGCAATTTGCCGTAATCGTAGGAGTTTCACATGTTTGTAAAACCCGTTGCCGGTCGGAAAGTTCCCGACCCGGTCCGCGGCGACCTATTGCCCGCAGAAGGGCGAGAAGTCGAGCCGCAACAGTATTGGGATCGCCGCATTGATGACGGCGACGTTATTGAAGTGGCGCCGGTGGTAGATACACCAACACGCACAGCAAAATCGGAGCAATAATCATGCCTGTATCATTCAATTACATTCCGGCCGGTAATGGCGTTAGGGTGCCGCTGTTTTATGCCGAAATGGATAACAGCCAAGCCAACATAGCCTCCATGCCGTTGCGCTCACTGCTGATCGGTCAAAAATTAGCCGCCGGCAGCGCTGTAGCGGATACGCCTTACATCGTCGGCACCGTCAGTCAGGCAATCGGCTTATTTGGTCGCGGCTCCATGTTGGCCCGCATGTATGCCATTTACCGTCTTTCCGATCCAACCGGAGAAGTGTGGTGCTTGCCGGTTGCCGATGCAGGCGCAGGCGTCGCCGCTACCGGCACCATTACCGTGACCGGCCCGGCTACCGGGGCGGGAACCATTAACTTATATATCGCCGGGCAAAACGTCCAGGTCGCCGTCGGCAGTACGGATACGGCTGACGCCATTGCCGCATCGATCAACACCGCGATTAATGCGGCGACAGATTTGCCGGTCACGTCCGCCGTTGCCTCGGCCGTTGTAACGCTGACATGCCGCTGGAAAGGCGCAACCGGCAACGACATCATGGTAACCGACTCTTACCGGGGCAATGCCGGCGGCGAGTCATTGCCGGCCGGTGTAGCGCTTGCTTACGTTGCTATGGCGTCGGGCGCAACTAACCCGACATTAACCAGCACCATTACCGCGATGGGCGACGATCCTTACGACTTCGTGATCCAGCCCTATACCGACTCAACCAGCCTTGATGCCTTTGCTACAGAATACGGCGACGCCTCCGGCCGCTGGTCCTGGTCGCGGCAAATTTACGGGCATTGCTACACCGCATTGCGCGGCACGCTGTCGGCCTTAACCACCGCCGGCGGCTTAAGAAACGACCCGCATCACACCATTGCCGGTATCGACGTCGATTGCCAACATCCGAACTGGGAATATGCGGCCGCTTACGGCGCAAGAAACGCCGTCTATATTGCCGCCGACCCGGCCAGACCTACGCAAACCGGCCAGTTGACCGGCTTAATGGCTCCACGTGCCGGTAAAAAGTTCATCTGGACGGAGCGCAACTCCTTGCTGTCCTACGGCATCGCCACCAGCTTCGTAGTTTCCGGCGTCATCCAGATCGAGCGGGCAATCACCACTTACCAAAAAAACACCTTTGCCCAGCCAGACATCAGCTATCTGGATTCTGAGACCCTGCACACTGCGGCTTATGTATTGCGCTATTTATCCAGCGCTATCACCAGCAAATACGCGCGGCATAAACTCGCCAACGACGGCACCCGCTACGGTGCCGGCAATGCGGTGGTAACGCCGTCGGTTATCCGTAGTGAGTTGTTGGCGGCTTATGACGCGCTTGAATTTCTTGGCATCGTCGAGAACCAGGAGGCATTTAGGGCGCACTTGATCGTCGAGCGCGACATCACCAACCCCAACCGATTAAACGTGTTATTCCCGCCTGATTATGTCAATCAGTTGCGGGTATTCGCGGTGCTTAATCAATTCAGACTTCAATATTAAGGAGGAGTCGTGGCAAGAAGAATTGCAGGTATTTGTTACGTCAAAGTTGATGGTACTCAGCTTGAAGTAAAAGGCGGCGTTGAAGCGTCCTTGTCTCCCACTAATCGTGAGGCCGTTATGGCGCTCAGTGGTCTGGCAGGCTACAAAGAGACCGCACAGCGCCAGTTTGTAAAGGTTAGCGCGATCTTAACCACAGATTTTCCGATTAATCAGTTGGTTAATGGCACTAATATGACGATCACGACCGAGTTCGCCAACGGCAAGGTCCATACCTTGACCGGTGCGTATCTGGAGGGCGAGCCCACGGCCAACGGCGAAGAGGGTACGACAGAACTTGAATTTACTGGGGTAACGGGGATTTGGTCATGATTATTGAGTTATCAAAACCCATTACCGTGGCTGGATCGCCCGTATCAGAGTTGGGCTTAAGAGAGCCAACCGTTGATGACGTCATCGAACTCGGTTATCCGTTTTTAGTCATGCAGGGCGATAACGGCACGGCGATACAGTTGCAGCCGAAAATTGTCATGAAGTATGTTTCAAGGCTGGCAGCAGTGCCGCCGAGCAGTTTGAAAACCATCTCGCTTGGCGATCTTTCCAAGCTACAAGAGGCGGTAATGGGTTTTTTCGGGGACGAGGCGGAAACGTCTCAGAGTTGACCGATCGGGCGTTTGAAGTCGCCTATTTTTTTAAATTAGATCCGGCGGTAGTCATGGCGCTATCGCTGGATCGTTTCGAGTTGTACGCAGACCAAGCCGGTCGTATTTCTGAATTGGTGAATGGTGATGGCGGGTAGTTTTAATCTTAGAGCAATCATTTCCGCTGTCGATCGGCTGTCTCCGGTTTTGCGGGCGCAAGCGCGCACGCTAAATACCTGGAAGCGGCAGTTTGCGGCCGCTGGAAAAGGCGCTATTCCAATGGCTGCTGGGCTTGGTGCGGGGCTGGCTATTCCGGCTAAGGCTTTTATGGATGTTGAGAATGCGTCCATTGGCCTTAAAAATACGCTAATGAACAAAAACGGCATTTCCAGTGGCTTCGAGTCTATCAGCAAGATTGCTACCGGGCTTGGTAACCAGCTGCCCGGAACAACGGCCGATTTTATGAACATGGCCTCTCAGCTGAACGGCTTGGGCGTCAATGCCGACACCATCGCTGGTGGTGCTTTAAAGGCTACGGCTTATCTGGCCGTAGTAGGAGAGCGCTTCGACGTTACCTATGAGTCGGCCGCCGATGCAGTAGGAAAGCTCGGCAAGGCTTTAGGTATTGCCGACAATGATTTGGTACCGTTTGCCGACACATTGCAGCGGGCGCTGCATATGGGTACCGATCTTACTCAGGTGCAATATGCCATGACCAAGGTTGCGCCAAGGCTCAAAGGTTTAAATATCCAGGGCTTGGGCGTGGCCAATGATCTGGTGCCGTTGGCAGCGATGTTGACCAGCATGGGTATTAGCGGAGAGGCGGCAGGGACGGGTATCGAAAAGATGATAGCTGGTGCGGTATCGGTTGGGAAGTTTAAGGGAGTCACGGCGCTGGTGCATGATTTGGAGAAAATGCACAAGCTAGCTCCCGCAAAAATGATGGACAAAATGAAAAAACTATTTGGCGATGAAGGCGAGCGGGTAGGTCAGGTAATCGCCGCAGGCGGTTATGACAAGATGGTTAGCGGGATGAAAAACCAGGCCGACTTGCAGCAGCGCATCAATAATTCGCTGGGTACGTTGACCAATCTCTGGGAGGGGGCCACTGGAACGTTTACTAATGCCTTGGCAGCGTTTGGCGAAGTCTATGCTCCGGAGTTAAAGCAACTCTCGCAATTGATAAACGATGTGTCCGGAAAGCTAATTGACTGGGCAACCAATAACGGCCCGGCGATAAGGATAGCCCTCAAAATGGCCGGCGCTTTCATCGGTTTAAAGCTCGGTTTTCTTGCGGCGGCGGCGGTCCTGGGTGTGCTAACAAAGGTCATGCTGTCAAATCCCATTATGTTGTTGGTGCAGGCTATAGCCATAGCAGCGCCCTACATTTATGAGCATTGGGGCGAAATAACCCAATTCATGAAAATATCATGGAATGATGCGCTGGTCTGGATCGATGCAAAGTTTCAAACTTTTGTCGATGGGCTGTTGTTGGCCGTTAATGCCGTTCGAAGCATATTTAACTTTAGCGATATATCGGTAACATTGCCTAAGCTAAGCGATTCATTTTCTATCGTCCCCAATGTGCCCAGCGTCCCGCAGTCACTAAATGCACCCAGTGTTCCAAGCGTTCCGCAATCACTAAATACACCCAGTGTTCCAAGCGTCCCGCAGTCACTAAATGCACCCAGTGTTCCAAGCGTTCCGCAATCACTAAATACACCCAGTGTTCCAAGCGTTCCGCAATCACTAAATACACCCAGTGTTCCAAGCGTCCCGAAACCACCAAGTGCCCCCGCATCTGGTTTTTTTGCTAATGCAGATCAGTCAGACGGTAGCATGGCGCTACCGGGCGCAAAAAGCCCAGCGCAACAGCAGCGCGAATACGACGCTGCTAAAGCTGCATCGCGCAAAAATATAGTCCAGGCATCCGCTCCGGCCGTAAAAGGCTCTATCGAGATCAACTTTAACAATGCGCCCGCCGCAATGCGGGTCGAGCCGGCAAAAACCAGCGGTCCGGTATCCGTGCGGCCAAACGTCGGTTATCGCTCGTTCGCGACAGGTACATCATGACCCAATATCAAGCCACGCCGCTGCTAAAAGAAAAACTGCGCCCGGCGTCGTTTCGCGGCGTGCCGTTCGAGGTCGATGGCACAGAGTTTACGGAGTTTGAGGTTGGGCGAAGAACTCAGGTTCACGAATACCCGCAGCGCGACAAGCCTTATGCTCAGGACATGGGCCGGGCGACTCGCCATATCGGTTTTCCCGGATTTGTAGTCGGTCCCGATTACGTCGATAAAGCCAACGCCCTGATCGGTGCGCTGGAAGAGTATGGCCCAGGCACGTTAGTGCATCCCTGGTTTGGATCGATAAAAGTTAGCGTTGAGCGTCCGGCCCGCGTGTCATTTAATGGCGATTTGGGGCTGGCAAAATTGCAGCTTGCGTTTGTCGAGTCCGGCGAGCTGGCGTTTCCGTCGTCCGCTCAATCGACGGCGGCGCAATCGCGCAAAGCCGCAGAAAACATGGAGGCCGAAAGCGTAAGTTGGTTTGCCAGCGTCGTTGCCTTTGCCAATCAGGTGAGTGACGTGGCCGCTCAGGCGTTGACGCTATACGGTCAAGTGCTGGCGTTTATCGCCAATCCCGCGTTTGCGTTGGCAAATATGTTGGGTTTCGGCAGCTTGCTGGGTAATCTTATCAGTTTGTCGGCGCTATTTGGTATGCCCCTGTCGCTTGGCTGGAGTCTCGCCGGCCTGCTCAATCTGTCGTCAAAAGCCAAAGACGGCACGTTAACCGCCAGCGACAGCACGTTGATTCCTGTCGTGCGCGGCTTGACCCGCATGGCCGTCGATCCCGTCCTGGCCGCGCCGCCGGTCCAGACCTATATCACCCCGACCACGGCACAATTGCATCAAAACCGTACCGCTATATTAGCCAATGTCCGGCAGTTGTTGTTGGTTCAGGCTGTCGGTCTGAGCAGCTATATAAAGTGCGCGATTTACGACGACGCCATTGCCGCGCGCAATGAATTGTCGTCGGCGCTGGAAGTCGAGGCCATGCAATGCACGGATGACACTCTGTATCAGGCCATAGTTGCGGCCAGGGCGGCAATTTGGCGTGACCTGACCGAGCGTTCGCGCGACAGTGCGCGCTTGACGATCATCACGCTGCCCGAGGTGTTGCCGATGTTGGCGATTGCTTACGATTATTACGAGGATGCCGGTAGGGATCGAGAAATTGTGGATAGAAACAAAATACGTCATTCCGGTTTTGTACCGGTGACGACGTTAAAGGTATTGAGCCGATGAACGATCTTGTTACCTTAACTGTCAATGGCCTGGATTATTCCGGATGGAAATCGGTCCGCATTGGAGCCGGGCTGGAGCGTATCGCTCGTAGCTTTGAGTTGTCCGTAACCGACCACTGGCCGGGCAGCGCCGATCAAGTACGGCGCATAGTGCCGGGCGATTTATGCGAGGTCCGCATCGGCAATGATCTGGTTTGCACCGGTTACGTCGACGCCACTCCAATCGATTACGATGCAACCAGCATCACTATTATGATCCGTGGCCGTAGCCTTACCGCCGATTTGGTCGATTGCTCCGCCGAAAACTCGCCCGGCCAGTTTAAAGGCCTAAAAGTCGAGGCCATCGCGCAAAAACTGGCAGCGCCTTACGGCTTGGGCGTGTTGACCGAGACGGCCACCGGTCCGGCTATTACCGATCACCAAATCCAGCAAGGCGAGACGGCATTCGAATCGCTTGACCGCCTGGCTAAGCAGCGGCAAATACTAATCACCGACAACGCCAACGGCGACGTCGTGCTGGCGTCTCCAGGCAGCGGCGGCGTTGCGTTTAGCGCGCTGGAGTTGGGCGTCAATATCCTGTCCGGTTCTGCTGGTTTTGACTATTCCGAGGTTTACAGCAAGTACGTTGTCAAAGGCCAAAAAAGCGGCACCGATGACGATTTTGGCGCCGGTGCGGCTGCATCTCAAGGTGTTGCCGATGGCGGCTTGCGGCGTCATCGAGTCTTGATTGTCCGGCAATCAGGGCAGGCTGACGCCAATACCTGTAAACAACGGGCGCAATACGAGCAGCAAGTCAGGGCGGCTAAAGCTGAAGAAATCCGTTACCGCATCGTGGGGTGGCGGCAGGAAGACGGCTCGCTGTGGCGGCCTAATCAAATGGTTTCAATCGTCGACGGCATCATGAGGGCCAAGCCGTCGCTATTGATCTCGGAGTGCATCTGGACGCTGGATGATTCCGGCATGATAACCGAGTTAGTAGTAATACCGCCGGACGCGTTTTTGACTGATCCGGAAAAACAAGAAAAAGCTGCGAAGCGCAAAAAGAGCAAATCCGGCGTCGATGCGTCGTGGGTGGATTGATATGCCGATAAAAAGAGCCATGGCGCCGATAGCGCGGCAAATCAGCAACATGCTGGCACGCGGTTCGGTCACGCTGGCCAATTCGGCCGGCAAGCTGCAAACGCTGCAAATATCGTTGCTTCATGACGAGTCTAAAGACGCGGTCGAGCATTTCGAGCCGTTCGGTTTTTCCAGTTCTCCGTTGCCCGGCGCCGAGGTCCTGGCCGCGTTTATCGAGGGCGACCGCTCGCACGGCGTCGTCCTGTCGGCAACGGACCGGCGCTATCGTCCGCAAACGTTGCAAGGCGGCGAAGCGGCTGTTTTTAACGCCCACAACATGACAATCATATTAACGCAAAACGGCATTGTCATCGCTGGCGGCGGCAAGCCGGTCAGTATTTCTGGAGCGCCGACCGTGACCGTAACCGGCGGTGATGTGGTTGCCGATGGTATCAGTTTAAAAAATCACAAGCACGGCGGCGTCCAATTTGGAACAGCTCAAACAGGGGTGCCGGTTTAATGTTGCCATTATTGTTAACCGTTGACGGTCAGGCAGCCGATCCGGGTGCAGTCACGGAACCGCTAATCAGGTCGGTCATTATCTCGCTGTTTACCTGGCGGCGTGCTAATCCTGACGACGAGCTACCCGGATCCAACAAATACGGTTGGTGGGGCGATACCTACGCCACCATCGCTAACGACCGCATCGGCTCGCGCCTATGGCTGTTGTCTAGGTCAAAGTTGACTATCGAAACGGCGCAAAAAGCCAAAGAATACGCCGAAGAGGCGTTGCAGTGGCTGATTGACGACGGTGTTGTCGCATCGGTGCGGGTGCAATCCGAGCGTCAGGACATCGACCGGCTCGCGCTGGGCATTGTGCTCGTGGGCGGCGACAAGTCGTTGCTCAATATCCGTTTTACTCATGTATGGGATTATCTCAATGCCATTTAACAGACCTGCTTTGTTGGACATCGTCAATCGCACGCGCGATGACGTGTTATCCAGGTTGCCTATCACCGATCAGTTAAGGCGGTCCGACGCCGAGGTTTACGCGCGGGCTCTGGCCGGAGCAGCGCACGCGTTGTACGGCTATCTGGATTGGCTATCGATGCAATTGATTTACGACACGGCGGATAGCGACTTGCTTGAGCGCTGGGCCGGTATCTGGGGTGTCCCTCGCAAGGCGTCCAGTTTTGCCGGCGGCACGGTGACGTTTAGCGGGTCCAATGGAGCGACACTGCTCGGTGGATCGCAATGGGTCGCTTACGACGGCCAGTTATATACAACGGCGGCTGATGCGCTGATTGTCGGTGGCAGCGCGACGGCAACGGTAACTGCCGTTGCGGCTGGTATTGCCGGTAATCGGTTGGCTGGGCAAACATTTACGCTCGCTCAGCCTGTCGCCGGCATTAGCGCCAGTGCGGTAGCTGGCGCAATGACCGGCGGTGCGGAAATTGAGGATTACGATAGTCTGCGCTCTCGGCTGCTGGCCCGGATCAAACAGCCGCCGCAAGGCGGCGATAAAACCGATTACGTCGCGTGGGCGCTTGCCGTGCCGGGTGTGACTAGGGCGTGGTGCTATCCGCTTGAGTTGGGGGCCGGTACTGTCGTGTTGCGCTTTATGATGGACGGCACTTATGCTGACGGCATCCCATTGTCAGGCGATGTTGCAGCGGTTGCTGCTTATGTTGATCCATTGCGGCCGGTGACGGCTAATGTCACCGTCGTTGCGCCGATTGCGATACCGCAAAACTTTACCATTACCGGTTTGACGCCGACATCATCCAGGTCGGTCGTTACGCAAAGCCTTGCCGATTTGATCGCGCGCAAAGCTACGCCGGGCGGAACTATTTTATGGTCTGACCAAAACGAGGCAATAAAAACAGCGGCCGGCGTAGTTGATTTTACGTTGACATCGCCAAGCGCCAATATCGTTAGTGCGTCCGGCCATATCGCTACCATGGGTGCGGTAACATGGCTCTAACGGCAGATGATTATTACCGGCAACTGGTTGCATTGTTGCCGCATGGCCCCGCTTGGAGTGTTGAGGACTCAAATTTTGCCTCTCAGTTGCTCAACGGATTTGCGCAGGAGTTGGCACGCATCCAAGCTCGCGCCGATGCGCTGATAGATGAGGCAGATCCGCGCTCAAGCTACGAGTTATTGTCCGATTTAGAGCGCAATTTTGGCTTGCCTACCGATTGTATGGCTGGCATTGATCAGTCGTTGCAACAGCGACGCAATGCGCTGGTATCGCAAATGGTCAGTGTCGGCGGCCAGTCGCGAGCATATTTTATAGCGCTGGCCGCCGCCGCGGGATTTACGATCACCATCACCGAATTTAGGCCTTTTACCGTGGGCATGACCGTTGCCGATCCGCTGTACGGTGCTGAGTGGGCTTATGCTTGGCAGGTCAATGCTCAGGGGGCGGCCGTAACCCATTTTACCGTTGCCAGTGGAGTCAACGAGTCGTTATCCGCGTGGGGCAATGAGTTGTTGGAGTGTTTGCTAAAGCGCTATAAGCCAGCGCATACAGCATTAAATTTTTTATATTTTTAAGGGGGTTGCAATTTGGAAACGCGCAATTATGAATCTGGGGCAGCGGCATCGCCGCCGACGGCTCCGGTCACGCCGAGTATTGGTTATCCTACAAATGGCGACCCATTAACGCCAACGCCAGCGACGATGCCGGGAGCGTTTTGGTTTTTTAAAATCGGCGAGGCGTTGAGGTCCATTATTACGGGTTGCGGGTTTACTCCGTCCGACGATGATTTGCTGCAACTGGCTAAATCGATCCAGTCAGGGGGGCTAAATATTGCGTTGGCGGCGGGAACAAGCGACGCTATTATTGCTACGTTTGGTCAGCCTGTTTTGGCGCTTAAAAACGGCATGGCTTTATATGTCAAGGCTTCGGCGGCCAACGACACCACGACGCCGACATTTACGCCAAACGCCGGAGTCGTGGCGGCTAAAGTGATCGTAAAAGGTGCTGGGCAGGCGCTTGCTGTCGCCGATATTGCCGGTGCCGGGCACTGGATCGAGCTGCGATACGATAGCGGCATTGATAAATGGGTGCTGATTAATCCGGCTACGGGTGTTACGCAAGTCGCGGTTGGTAATTCCAGTTTTAGGGGGTTGCTAGGTTATATTGGCACAACCAATACTACATATGCCGTAACGGCGCCGGATGCGATAGTAGTTGACTCGGATGGGATTGGTCATCGATTAACTAGTTTAAATTTAAATTCGCTTGATCTTACGCTTGCTCAAGCCGGGTCGGTAATAAATGGCCGCGACCAGTCGTCCACATTTGGCGCCGGATTAATTTTTTGCTATGTGGTGTGGGGTAATGGTCACTCGGCAGGCCTGCTTTTTTCTGGGTCAGAAACTAATCCGGTGTTGCCGACTGGCTATACCCATAAGGCTATTGTTGGACCCTTGTACTGGAGTGGCACGAGTTTTTCTGTTGCCTATCGGTATTATAATAATGCTTGTTATATCGATACGGCCCCGTTAGTGTTGTCAAACGGCACGGGTACTGCTGAAACGCAAGTTAATACATCTACTTATATCAGTGCGCTGGTAAGCTACGTCATATATAAAATCAGTGGCACGATGACGTCAGACAGTTTAAACCGAAAAGTAATAGATACGCAGCTGAGGCATATTAGTGGTGTTGATTTTATGCATTTATCAGCGCCTACCTATGATTATGCGACCAGCTCGGCTGGTATGCCGTCGGTAACCGGTGTCCAAATACTGATTCCTAACGCCGGTCAAAAGTTATTTTATTTACAAACCGTTACGTTGGGTAGTGCGCCGTTGCTAAGCATTGGCATAGCGGGGTTTGTTTATCCAAACGGAGCCAATTGATGATCGTATATAGTGTAAGACAAGGCGAGGCATCCGACGTTAGATTCGAGGATGACGATTACATATTAAGCCAAGATGAATTTGTTTTTGCTGGCGCTGTTATCCCTGATGTTTCTGAGTTGCATGATCAGCAGTTTGTTGATAAGCAAGCCCTGGATTCGTTTATCCGTGAAATTATCGAGGCTCTTAATGAGTCTGAAATTAGTAATAGCCGAATCGTGAGTGCTTTGGTGCTAGGGGAAGTGTCTGCTGAATCTCCGGATGTTATTGCGTGGTTTGCTTGGCGCAAGAATCTTAGAGTGATGCTGCGTAATCAAGTGATTTCCGACTTGCCGCCAAAGCCGCCGTATCCAGACAACACTTAATCATGCTAACCAAGTCGCTGCAATCTGAGTTTTTTTTTCAAGCGCCCGAAGCTCCGGCTCATCATCCGGATGCAGCCAAAAATCACGGCGCTTGAATAGACCGCCATGGCTCAGCCGGGCGCGGTGATCTGCTTGCAATTCGGCGTTTGACTTGGCTTTGGTTGTGGTTGTATCTTCGTTTTTGCTCATATTAGCCATCTATCCACGCCCAAGCCAGGGAACTCTCAAATTTCGCCAGCCAATCTGTGCTATCTATGTAAACCAATATCGATACTAAAGGCACGTCGCTTTTTTTAGCAGGCTTGCCCTTAACATGCGGCCCGCCAGGTCCAAACACCGTTGCTACTAACGCCCCATTTTGCTGTACGGCTTGTCGGAGTAATGAGATAGATCGGGCACGGGCAACGGCATAGGTTTACCGCTTTCCAACGCCGATTTAAGCCAGGGCGATAAGAGATCAATAAAGCTTTGATCGACCTCGCTACGCGGGCTTTTGCGCTGATCGCCCGTACTCAACGTGATGTGATAAATATAATCCATGAGATTCTTTATAATATTGGCGGCATTTTGAAATAATCGCGCCAGTGCATTTTTTGGATAAAATAATAAATCCATAATAAATAAATCAATAACTTATAGATGCTTGTGAATAAAATTATTTTAAATAATACATTGATTAGTTTGATATAACTCAATATCTGTTAATCATTAGGTCGGCGGTTCGAGCCCGTCCGGGGGAGCCAGATAAAAGAAAGCCTTACATGCAAATGTAGGGCTTTTTTTATGCCTGTAGGAAAATCTCAAAACCAAACAACCAACAATTCGCAACAGATTGAGGTTAAAAACGTGTCCACCCAGCGCTAGCTGAAACGGCACAATTCAAAAGAATCCTTATGGCTCGGTCGCTCCAATGTGTGGCGGCGTACAGACACATGGCGGCGGCTCGTTTAGTATTTTAAGTTGCTGTATATACTCTGAGTGGTCAAGTTTTCAGTTTTTATAATTTACCGTAGGGTGGATGCGTTGCGCTTATCCACCCTACAAATTGGTAACTTTCACGGTAATAAGCCGAAAATCTGACCGTCTAAAGTATATATGAGTGAGGCCTACTCTCGCGATACCGAGCAACACAGCACAACTCTGTATGTACTATCGTTGAATAGCGAAATCCGCCGTCCGGTTAAGCGGATTAACGTTGCGTTCTCCAGCCTTTACAATCCCGGAACCGTGCTGAATCTGCCCGTCGACCTGTCGCAAGCGCCTTCAGTCATCGCGGCCATTACACCAAAGCTAAAGGAATCGGCCTATGAACTATCATCGTTTAAGCAAATTTGCCGACTATGGCTACCCATCTCTCCAAGCTTGACCTTATCCTGAACACCATCACCGACGGCGTTTTGGTGGTAGATAGCCACGGCGTCGTACTCTATGCCAACCAAGCCGCCGAAATCCTGCTGGAACGCAGCCCGTTAGTCGGTCAGTCGCTGGCGATCCCCGTCAATCCGGGCAACAACAGCCATCAGGATATTAACCTGATCCGTCCGAACGGATTCGCCTGGGCGGAAATGCGTTCCGCGCCGCTGGAATGGGATGGGCGGCCCGGCTACGTCATTGCCCTGCGCGACATCACCGAACGCAAGTCGGCGGAAGAGGAGATCAAACAACTTGCCTTCTATGATTTACTGACCAAGCTTCCTAACCGGCGGCTGTTACAGGAGCGGTTGAAACACAGCATTGACGTGGAACGCCGCCAAAGCAAGCAACTGGCCTTGTTGATGCTGGACCTGGATCGATTTAAAGCAGTCAACGACAGCCTGGGGCATCAGGCGGGCGACGAGCTATTGCAACAAGTCGCGGAAAGAATCACAAACCGATTGCGCGATATAGACATGGTTGCCCGTTTGGGCGGCGATGAATTTATCGTGTTACTGGAAGATATTGCTCACCCGGACGATGCCGCACGGGTCGCTAAAAAAATTATCGCCGATTTAAGCAAGCCTTTTAAATTGGCCCAAAGTGACGATGTGCGGATAGGCGCCAGCATTGGCATCAGCCTGTATCCGCAGCACGGAGACAGCTCTGAAATATTACTGGATCATGCCGATGCAGCGTTATATCACGCCAAAGATAGCGGCCGCGGCTGTTTTGCCTATTTTTCCGAAGACTTGACGATGGTAGTCCGTGAACGCATTGCCTTGGAAGCGCGCCTGCGCAAAGCGCTTGAACAGCATGAGCTATGCGTTTTTTTTCAACCGCAAGTGGACATCGCCAGTAGCCGTATTATCGGTGCGGAAGCATTAGTGCGTTGGCGAGATCCGATTGAAGGGCTGATTGGGCCTATCCACTTTATTCCTCTTGCCGAAGAAACCGGCCTGATTTTGGAGATTGGCGAATGGGTGCTGAGGGAAGCCTGCCGTCAAGGCCGGTTGTGGCTGGATATGGGCTTGCCGCCGTTGACCATAGCGGTTAACGTTTCCTCGCACCAGTTCCATCGCAGCGATATTAACGCCTTGGCGGCAAAGATACTGGCAGAAACCCGTTTTCCGGCACAACGGCTGGAACTGGAAATAACGGAAAGCGGCTTAATGGAAAATCAGGACAAAACCACCGTTATTCTCAACAGCCTGCATGTACAAGGCATTCATCTTGCCATTGACGATTTCGGTACCGGGTATTCGTCACTGGCTTATCTGAAAAGTTTCTCCCTGGATGTGCTGAAAATCGACAAGAGTTTCATTGCCGAGATTCCCTATAATACCGACGACATGGAAATTGCCGCGACCATTGTGGCGATGGGGCATACCTTAGGCTTCAAAGTGCTGGCGGAAGGCGTGGAAACGCCGGAGCAGTTGGCTTTCTTACGCAAAGCCGGTTGCGATACTTATCAGGGATTTTTTAAAAGCCGCCCTGTACCGGCTGAAGAGTTTGCCGAGTTATTGGGCGAGCAAAAAAGGAGAGTAACCGGGTTTAAAATGCATGGCTTATAGCTGAGTATCAAAGTTAAACGATTGGGGTTCTGGCGCAAAATTTGTTAAACCGAATGGTATAGTCGATTGGTCGGATTTTGTCCGTCAACCGACAGGCAAAATTCGCCCCCTAGTTGACATTCGAAGCTTTGCGCTCAATGTCGGCAGGGATTCAATTAGCAGACATTCAACGTAGAGCTAACCGGCCGCGGCCCGGAAAGCTGAAAAAACAAAACCGCATTGTAACCGCGCTCCGGTTGAGCGCCATGTTAGACAGCCTCGCACAAAGTACGGCGATAGGTATAGCGTTCAGCCATGAAATACCCAAGAGCCGCTATACAAACGAAAACACTCCCAATGGCGGTGAAATCTTGATGTTTCATAGTGGTAAAAAGCAGAGTCCCCCAAGAACCGAATACCAAGATTGCCATAACAACTTGAACATTCTGGCTAGAAACGATACTTGCACCATGGCGTGCAGAATAATACGCACTTATTGCAAATATAGGCGCACTAATTGTTAATGGCCAAACCACCGTTAGAGCCAGTGGAATGAACGCGACATCTGCTTGGTAAAACAAGTATGTTAAGAAGAATATAAAGATACCAATTACTAATGTTCCAATCCTCGCTAGAAAAACATTTTGAGTGGATGTTGTTTCAATAAAAGTTATCCCTGGATTATACAGTTCCCAAAGTGCTTGCTGTACAACAACGATAGTGCCATCCAGTGTTGATAGTTGCAAAGCCACAAAACCTGCTACAACGAGAACAGAAAATACGACAAAGATTCCTCCTGCATTTGATAGACTATTTAAGATAGTAGATATTGTGTTACCCATGTTTGATTGGTAGTACGGTGCAGAAATTATACCTATAACAGCAAATAGAAGCAGACTTACAGCAATGAATCCACCGCTTTTCAGAAAAACTTTTACTTTTACTGATGCATCGTAGTTTGTAGAAATCGATACGTTTAGTGCGCTGTAAAACTGAGTCATAACCGCATTGACTATTACCGAGAATGCTATCATCACGAGTTCGAAAAAAGTTAAACTGTTTTTTGCGGCATCAGGTGTTATTGCTTGTTGATGGAGTTCAACTGAAGACGGGAATAGAAGTAAAACAATAAGTAACGCAATTATCGATAAGACTATAAATACTGCTTGTACTAAGTCTGTTCCAATCGCTGCCCGGATTCCACCAGACCAAGTGTAGAAGATTGCAACCGCCAATAAGGTAAATGCCACTCCCAAAGGCGTAACCCATGTTTCGCCAGTTTCAGGAGTTGTCAGTGCTATATACAATTGCGATGATGCATAGAGTTCGAAAGCACACAATAATAGATAAACAATTGCCTGCATTATTACGTAGGCATTAATCACACGTACAGTCGCTCGGTTATTGGTTTCGTTTGTAGTGTTGCGGATAAAGTCTAGGTATGAGTGGCAACGATTATTGGAATCAAAGTATTTTTTTAGAAGGTTCGTGTAGAGTGCCAAAATCCCATACCCGATAAAAACACTGAATGGTGCAAGTATGGCGAAAAATGGATTTTTGACTGCTAACTCAGAGATATACAAAAGTCCAGTTCCTAGCGTCAGACTACCAAGTACGAGGACAACTATTCCGTTCCTTTCGCGGCGAGTGTGGAAATAGTCGAATTGTGACTTAATGCCTGTATAAGTCATTGACGCAATGCCACCATAGACAGCGCATGAAATTATGAAAGCAGCAAAAGATGCACCAAACATGATTATTACCTTAGGTATATGCTATGGCTAGGAGAACAACGTAATTTTCGCTCGGAGACGAAAAGCACCAAAATATGAGCATATCCCGTGGCAAATAAAATCCCAAAGCTCCAGCTTGTAAGGTGTGGTCAAGTACGAATGCATGGATGTGTGATTCGGAGGATAGGTGATCTAACATCTTTTTAACTCCTTATTTGATTAGTATTCTGGTTGGCGGATATATGGCTTAATAATGTACAAAAACTCAATGACTGCACCAAGTGCGGTGAGGGCTGCGATCAGAATTAGTGCCGTTACTGCAAATGCAGCTGAGATCGGTTCAAGTAAGAGCAATGCAAAGGACAGAAATGGAAGTAACAGATACGTATATTTTTGCTGAGCGGTAAACGGTAGCGCCGCTGAGTTCAACACAATTATCCATATTGCAAACGCGCTTGTGAGTAAAAAGTAAAATGTAAATAGTGACTTGTAGTCGCTCCATTGTATTATTTTTAGAGTGATTATGGTCACGATTACTACACGCGAAAAATATTCAAATAACCGCCACGCCTTCCCTTTACGTTCTAGGTCAGGTATCTCGTTATTGTGTTCAAATAGTTCCAGCCTGAAATAAAGAATCAATACGAAAAATCCAACAGCGGTTGTGAAGATATTCAAACTCCACTTTGCATATATTTGATCTGCATGGTTTGGGAACGAAGTAATAAAATGAGATGGTAGATCATCTGCCCAAAATGCAAATACAGCTTTCGTAATGGCAAACAAGAAAGCGACACCATACACCAATGGGAATGCCGACCAAATATTGTTATTCGAATGCTTCGTAGTCATCGGATACCTTGGCTCATACACTGAGGCTGTCTAACGTAGAGCTAACCGGGCGCGGCACGAAAGCTGAAAAGCAAAACCGGATTATAACCGCGCTCCGGTTGAGCACCATGTGTACGCCCGACATGGGCATTAACTAATGAGGTGAAAGTCCTCTGTAGGAGAATCACCGTCGAAAACCCTGTTGTTATTAGACGATAACTACTAGCGAATGGCAAGGGCTGATCCGTGAGGAGAGGTCCGGAGGAAGCCGGACGCAAAACTGCGAGCTGATGAACAAAAACATCATACGAGGCATAGGCTGGAGGCGAGTTGGCACATGACGACGAAGCCAGGTGATTTAACGGCCACTGTAAATGATGCAGTTGTGCAGGGAAAGTTAATGTTCTTATTCGGGGAGATCTGCTTAACGAGCGATCGGAAGAATACCAGATCGGACGACTGGTTGAACAAAAGTCCAG